CCCGAACTTACATATGACACCTGTGAAACGGATTAAACCGTTTTCACAGGGACCCCTCTAATGACCAGCTTCTGTAAACATTAACTTTTCATCTAAAATAATGTCCTGCATTTTCATCATTGATGTTAACGCATTTAAATGGTAATCTACGTGTGCTGTGCTACATTTATATTTGTGACTTAACGCCTCACGTAATGAAGCATATTCGTACCACTCGTCCAATTTTAAACCAAAACCCATTTCATCGTTAACAGATTCTGTTTCTGGACTCGATCCCAACATACAGCAATAACTCATTGCTCTCATCTTCATATTTTCTTGTGTATTTTCACTAACTCCGTTGAGGACTTCAAAACGTCTCCTCAATCTAATTATATCAGGACCTGATTCAAGGTTTCCATTACTGTTTTCATAAACAATGTTTCTCAAGAAAGTCCCGCACACCTCATCTATGCTAGCGTCACTTTGCATATTAAAATGCCTAGCGCTATTGAGCTCTATCATTTCTTTGGTGATCGGCCTTCTGGCAATGATCAAGTTGTCGTCTCCTAAAACTGTCATGAGCAATAATCTAGTTCCTAACTCTTTAACTAATCTAGCTTTGACATTCAAGTTGACAATAACGTTACCCAAAGCTGTAGTAGCTTGACCGGTATGCCTACTGGCTTCACCTACGAATTTAAGCCCAATGCCTTTAGCTCTCCAATGTCTGTGAACTTGATGCCACATATTTACTACACTCGATTTCCCTCCTAATAATTTGTAGATTTCCATCTCGGTATCGATTAATGTCATGTCCGTTTGTCTGTCCTGTTTCTTCAGATCGTCTTCAGCGAAAACTATCTCTGAGTCGCTCTTTCTAATTTTGTTATAGTGGGCACTCAATTGAGCTGGAGTCAGTCCGTCTGCATAAATCACTCTTTCAATCAACAATTTCTTCAAATTTTCCTTCAACTTCTTAAAGAAAGGGCTAAAAATGCTGGTGATGCCTTTCCTTTGCCACACGATCAATCTGATACGCTGTTCTTCAATGGTGTCGGGCATCTTGTTGGTGTAATCATACATCAACGCGTCTTTCATTCTGCTTTCCATCTTCATATGGACGTTCACTTTATCTAAGCCATTCACGTCCATGCCATGAGTGATTACTTCCATCAAATCGTCTGCAATTTTCGCACCATCAGGTCTTTCTTTAATCCACGCTAAAACATCCTCGGGATTAATCGTCACTTCATCTAAGTCCTGCATCATTCCCTTCTTGAAATACGTTTCTGCAAATGTTTTGGCATCTTTGATCGGATCATGCTCCACTTCTCTTAAAACCAGGTTTGAACCGAATAGTTCACTAACCGCCTGCAAACCGGCATGCATTCTTTTAGTGTAAGCAGGTTGAGAGTGACTGGGATATTCAACCATTTTTGCTTTCAAAATATTTTTAATTCCGGTAAACTCAGGATTACTAGATAGCTTGATGTCTTTGTGCGGTAACGAAATGCTCGTGGGCAACATTCCAGTTTCATCATTCCAATAATCTATCACATTTGGAAGAATCATTTCTGGAACCACTTCACCATTTAAGGCACTGGTCATAACTCCGCTACCAACCAAGAGTACATCTTGCTTACCGTCGTTCGTTGGTATCACCACATCGCTAACATCTTCGTATCTTTCTCCGTTCAACATGTCTAAAGAGTAAACTGTGTTTAAAAATTCCTTGTCATTCAGTTTACTATTTGATGTTACCTCAATTTTTGTAGCATTTGTTTTGCCAAAAACCTTATCATGTTCTCCAATTGGCAAATCGTCAATAGTTATATGGGTATCTAATTTACTTCTACCTTCGCCTACAGGACTGAATCTTACTATTTCCATAGTAGTTGTCATGAACAAAATTCTCTCGTTTTGTTCGTAAGAATCATACACATTTGCATCTACACCTATTTCGTAGTTTTCAACATCAAATCGCATCTCTTTAAAATAATCTTGCACACCAGGCATTGGAATCATTGATCCATATTCTTTAACTAACAAGTCATATGCATCCACGCCTGTTAATGTTTTTCCTTTAAACAAATCGACAATTTTCTTTGTATTTGGAATGAACGTATTACCCTCTTTAATCCATTTTGCCAAACCAGTGGTAAAGAACCAGTTGTCATAATTTGAGTTTCCAGATCTCAAACCTTGTTCAAAACTGTCCTTAAACATATCTGCGAAATCTTGTCTCACGTTCATCATCGGCACCATTCTTCCGTTGGACAACCCCACATTAATGCCAGCATCGTATTGCATAGTTTTCTTGTCCACCAATTTTAATCCATCATCTAAAGGGATATAACAATCTTTACTTGATAAAATGTCATGCTCTGGTAAATTGTGATGATTACGATTATCTGTGTCTGTGACTAAAATTTTATCACAGTTGGTGGTAATACTAATGTTTGCATATTCATGTCGCTCTCTTTTTAATCGATTTTTTGTGTGCGTATTAAGAGCTCCGAAGTTTGGTGCTTCTGGTCCAACAACTTTCTTGAACACTTTGTCGTATTTGTACGCAGTAACATTGATATTACCAACTAGTTTTGGACCGTTTGAAGTTGCAATTACTGGACCTAAATCGCTTTCCAAACATAATCTTGCTTCAAATCGCCCGTTATGCAAAACCAAATATACCTTTCCAGGAATTAATTCAGGAACAGAGTCAAAAATCTTGCCAGTTATTTTTCTAGTTAGATTCCAACCTCCGTTTCTTGAAACAATTATGTCAGCTCGCCCATGTAACCTAGTGTGTAATACCTTAGAATAACCTGTTTGGAAACATTCATGATCCTTAGCTTGACACTTTGAAATGGCTATAGCAAGATCAACATCCAAAATTGAATTTTTGATTCGTACTTCATTAACCTCAATGCTGTCCTTGATTTGACCGGTTTTGATACTGTTGAGCTCTTT